TTGTATTAGCGTCAAGTAAAGTATTAGAACCATCAGCAGCAGATAACTCAGACTCTAGCATTGCCATTTCAATATAGTCAGCAAAACGAGCTCTTGTATCAGCTTCAGCTTTTAAATACCATAAGTAACCTGATTGTCCATTTTCAGCAGAAACTTCTACCCAACCAATTCTAGAAGCATCAGAACCAGAAACTTCGTAGTAATCTTTCATAATAATAGGCTTATTAGTAAAAGATTTAAATCTTGGTTCAATAGCTTTTCTTGAATCAGAAGCACCTGTACCAGCTTCATTAGTATATGTAACTCCTTTTGAAAACTCAGAGCCATAAACTAAAATTGTAGTAGTTTGATTTGATGTAGTGCTTAAAGTGTCTGCACCATAAGGAGAAACATCAATAGTATCACCGTTTACTTTTGTAACAACTGCTTTAACAATATTGTTAGTTGCATCAGCAATAATAATAGTATCGTTTGGTCTAACACCATGTCTAACTTCACCAGTATGTCCATTAGAAATACCTGAGTTGTCAGAATCAGCACCATCAATATCAGCTTGGATTAATATTTGTGAGCTTGAATTAAGTCCACTTGTTGCAGCAGATACTTTACCTTTATAAGATAAGTGTAATCTACCTTGTTCAGACCATACTACTTGATCAGCAGTCATAGCCTCTTCTGCACCAACTTGTGATAGGAAACCAGAAATTGTACGAGGTCCAAAAACCTCAGCTTCTTTTTCCATCAAGTCTGGCAGGTATTGTTGTGCCCAGTCGTTTGCACCACCGGTAAAGTCTAGATAGTTTGAAGATAACGCTTGCTGTCTTTGAGCAGGTACGCTATTTAACAAACCACCAGGATTTGAAATTGCCATAATTTTGTAATTTTAAAATGTTATTTATTGTTTTTAATTTTGAATTTAAAATCAGAAGATGTATCACCTAACACTTTTACTTTTAAACCGCCGACATTAACTTCTCCATGAGCTTGTCTTGGAGTCATATCAATATTTTTAGCTTTAGCAACGCTTGATTTCATAGCATCAGCCTTACCTTGTTCATAAAAATGTTTTGCAACAGCGTCAGCGTTCATAGCTGTATATAAAGCTTTATGATAACCTTTTGCATCTGTTAAAGCAGAATTTTTATCGACAAACTTTGCCATAAAATTATTTATATTGCTTTGTTCTTGCTTAACACTATTAACATCTTTTACATTAAACCTATACCTTTTATCACCGACATTGTATTCAAAGCCTTTAAATTTATCGTTGAATAAATTATTTGTTTTTTGTTCAAATATTTTAGTATTGCTATCAATTACTTTTTTATTTTCTTCTGATTGCTTGTTATATCTATTAAAAAAATTAATAGCCTTTTGTTGTTCCGGAGTCAACTTTGACCCAGCTTTAATTTCTTTATAGTACTTGGACTTTTGCCCGTCCAGGTGGCTTCTAGCGCTGGCAACTTGCTCTTTAAACGCTAGTTTTTTTCTTCTTATTTCTCTATCAGTATCTTCTTCTTCGTCTATTTTAAAAGTATCTTCCATTAAGAAATTTATTTCGTCATTAGTTAAATGAGGTTTTGTTTGTTTATAATACTCAAAAACAACATCGTTATCATTTAACTTTGTATAGTCTTGATTAAGTTTTACGTAATCATTTATATCACCACCAGTTTCTTCCATAAAGTCAACTAACTTTTGAATATTTTCTGGAAGTGGTTTACCAGTAGCTTTTGCTTCAGCGACAGTTTCTTCAACTTTTTCTTCTACTTCAGTAACTTCTTCTTCAGTTGAATCTTCAGTTATTTCTTCTAGTACTACTTCTTCTTTTTTCTCTTCACTTTGTTCGGTAGACTCTTCAGGCTTTTTTTCGTCTTCTTCACGAACTTTTTCGCTAGCTTCGGATCCGTCGCGAACAGGTACCTCATCTGTGCTTTGCTTCTTAGTGGCATCTTCTTCTTTTTTTACTGGTTTATCTAAATTTACTTTTATAACGTTGTTATCTTGTTTTGGTTCCTCAACTTTAACTTTAGTAACGTTATCTTGTGTAGTTTCTTCAACTACGTTTTCATTTTTTTCTTCCATAATATAATATAATAATAATTAATAAATTTATCTAGGATTAAAAGCTCCTAAATCAAAGCTACCACTTAGTATATCATTACCTGAAGACTCAAAGTTTTTAGGTGGTTTACCTGTTTTTCTTTGATCTATCATTTCACTTTGTTGTGTAGCTTGTATTTTTGTTCTTTTGTCTTTACGATCTTCTTTTTCTTTTTCTCTTTGTTTTAAGTTATTTGTTTCAGCACCTTTAACAGCCATGTTGTATTGAAACTCTATTTGCATTAACTCTTTTTTAGCTGCAACTTCTTGTTGCATTTTTTGCGCTTCTATTTGAGCTTTAACTTGTTCTAATTGTATTTTTGATTGTGTTATAGCTTGTTCTTTTTGCATATCAACTTGAGCTGCTGCTTGTGCTGCTTGTGTATTAGACTGTGTTTGCGCTTGTATATTTTCTAATTGCATCTGTCTATCACGTTCTTGTTTTTTTCTTCTACGTATTTTTAAAACTTGATTAGCTAGTTTTAAATTTCTAATTTCACGTATATCAATAGCATCTTCAAGATCTATACTTTTTTGTTGTATAGCCATTTGTATATTATTTTCAAGCTTTGCTTTTTCTTCTTCGTCTGGTTGTAATTCTATAAATATACCAAAGTCATATAAATGCAAGCTAGACATTTCTTCTAACGTAGCCACGTTGTGACTACCTAACATTTCTATAAAAGCTTCTTTTGTTGGTGAATATTCTATAATATCAGATATTCTAAGCGATAATAACTCTGCTATTTCTGCTGTTAAAAACAAACCACTTTGTAATATATGCCTTGTAGCTGTATTACTATTTGCCGCGGCAATTTTTTGTATACCTACTAAAGCGTTTTTGTCTGGCATACTACCATCTCTAGCCTCGTTAAGACCAGTAGTATCTCTAATCATTTGTAAATAATAATTATAGTTTGCTATTAAAGCTTGCATTTTATTACCACCACTACCGCTAGTTATTTCTTGTATTGGTACTTTACCAGGATTCATATCGCCTTCGCTTGTAAATGATCTACCTATTACAGATCCAGTTTGGAAAAACATATTTAAAGCTTCTTGTGGATTATAGTTTGTACCATTACCTAAGTCTATTTCAGCTAAACCATCAGCGTCCATATAAACACCATCAGGTATCATGCGTGACATTACTTGTTGTAGCTTTAAATGCGTTAACTGTATCATGTCAGCGAAACCAGTTATACGTTTTACTATTGAATCTATACGGCCGTTATACATACGAGGAGCTACTATAGCGTAATTCATTTTTACTTTTGTAAAATTACTTTTTGGTCTCATCATGTTTTTAGCCATTTCCCACTTAAGTAGTTTTTCTGTGCCTAATATTAAAGCTCCTTCGTATAAAACTTCTATAGATCTTAATAGTTTACTAAAACCACCTTCCATATTTTCTGGCGGATTAAACTGATCATCTTTTGGTATTATTTTTTCTGCACCACTACCTGTTTCTTTTATTTTATAAACCTCGTTCATATAAGTTTTATAATTAAAATATAGAACTTGTATTGTATTATTATCTTTTTTATCGTAACTATACTTGTCTCTTCCTGATGTTTTATGATAAGATTTATTTTTAACTATATCTTCTAATTCATTTTCATCTAAAAAAGGAAACTGTTTAGCTAGTTCATTTATAGGTATATCTTTAACTTCACCAACATAATATATATCGTCAAAGTATGGCGAGTCTGTGTGAGAATAAACTAAATCAGCAGGATCAACATATTTTATAGTTACACCTTCTGAGGTGTTAAAATCAGTTTTAACTGCTCCAATACCTAAAACAGCTAAATCATAATAAAATCTTTTTTGTATTAAATCATAGTTGTTACCCTCAAACAATGTTGTTATGGCTTGTTCTTCTGCTAGTTCTACGGCTTGCTTATAAGTTAACTGCATGTGAACTTGTAGTTCTTCTGTAGTTTCTGGTATTTCACCTTGTGTTTCTCTAGTATTAATTCCAAACGTAGCAGCCATGTCTTCATCAAAGTCTTTTAGCTCCATATCAGATAACAAAGACTCCATATAATTAGTTCTCTTTTCAACGCCGTTAGGTGATTGAGAATAAGCTTTTATATCATACATCCTTTGTGTCATACCATTTACTAGTACATCTACAAATTTAGGTATAATAGGTACTGGCGTCCAATCTAAATTTAAATAAGACAAATCACCATTTATAGATAACTCGTCTTTATATTTTTGTATACCTTGCTCGCCTCTAGCATAAAGTCTTAACGAGTGAAAATCGTTATAGTTATTTCTATACCTACTATTATAACTTCTACTAGCATCGTTAGAAAACCACTCTGCTTCTATAGCTTTTGCTACTTTTAAACCATAATCATAACTCAACTTTTCAGCATCACTTACTGTTTGATTAGGAAAATAACTACTAGAATATGCCATATTTATTTTATTATTTGTGAATTATTACCAGTGTTTGTATATCTAGCAATATTTATATTTAACTTTTGTTTTTCTATCTTAGCGTTAGGCGCGTATAAATGTTTGTTATTTGCCATTATTGCTAAACCACTACTTATAGTAGCGTCAAATTTAGTTCTTTTATTTATATCAAATTTAGCCCAATCGTTTAATAAACTATTAAAATACAAATCACCAAAAGTACCATCTTGTCTCATACCTACGTGATCTTGTATATACATCTCAATAGCAGCTGCATGAGCCTGTTTTATATCTTCGCTAGAGTTTGGTATACCACCTATTTCTTTTTCAGCAACAGATAGTTTATTCCAAACTTTATCTGGTCTGTTCATACTAAAACCTCTATAACCTCTACGTCTTAAATAATACAGTAATCTAGGTTTATTATTTTCTGCTAACAAAGGCATACTGTAAAACACTAAAGCCATTAACACATCTTCAAAAAATATTTCAGCCGTAGGTGGTCTTGACAAGTATTCTAAAAAGAAGCTGTTAGCTGGAGCGTCCTCCATACTGAACTTAGTAAGCCCGTGAAGTGCTCCTTTTGAACCTTCACCATCTACGGTCCCGGATATATCATATGAGTCACACCCAAAAGCACCCATATGTTCATTGCCAGGATATTTAATACCGTTTTTAAGTACCACTCTATTTTGTAATTGTTGAGGTGGAACCCAACTAACTTTAAATCTACCTTTTGGATCTGGATAAAATATAACCTGCGTGTCTTTTATACCATTAACCCATTGAAAATTACCTTGAGTTATACCTATACTACCTGACAACTCTTCGTTGTAATCTATTTGTTCGTATATTTTTACTAGGTTAAATATACTGTTTTTTGTTTCGTCTCTAAACGCATGCTCTTCTGTACGTGGAAATTGACGGTAAAATTCATTTAAAGCATCTTGATCATCTTTTAAACCATCAGCTTCGTTCTGCCAATTATCTATTACACCTATATCTATTAGTTCACCGTCTGGGGCGAAGACATCTGTGTCAGGTGTAGTAAATACTGGAACTCCGTACTCATCAATAAATCCTTCGTAGTTCCATTCCATTGGGATAAACAAAGAGTATAAACCAGACTTTGTTTGGCCATTTCTATTTCTCTTAGTGACATCGGATGCGTTATATAGTTTTTTAAAATTGTCTCCACCTTTATCTAATGAGTTTGAGGTCGAGCCCATCATACATTTACCAACTATTCTACTACCTAATCGTAAACATGTTTTAGTTACTCGCCAGTTGTTTAATATGTTATCAGGTCTTTCCCACTTACCACTTTCATCGTGTACTAATAAATTAAGCTTTTCACCATCGTAACTATTATCACCTGTATTTTTCCAGTCAATAGTTGTATCTAAACCTTCTAAGTGTTCAATTTGTTCGTTAGCTGTTATCTTTTTTCTTGTAAACTTACTAGCTGGTACTCTATACGCAAGCTCTGATTTTGGCCTGTCCATACCATCTTGTATTGGTTTAAAGAAAAACGGATAGTTAATACTAATTGGTACTACTTTATCTGTAAACATTTTTTTAGCATCAGCACCTGTTTTAGAAAGTATACCAAATCTACTATCACTCGCTAATGTAGCTAAATTAACTGTTTCAGCAGATGACATAAAACTAAAACCACTACGACGATTTTTAAGATAACACATACCATAACATCTTTTATCTGCTTTACAAGCTTCCCAGAATATAAAAAATAATCTATTAGCTTCTCTA